TCTTCTGTAACAACGAAGAAATTAGTAATCGTAGGTATATAAGTAGCAATATCAGCATCAACTTTTTTAGCGTCTTGTACTCCTACGCCAATATGTCCAACTAAACCAGTAATTGTCATTTAATTTATTCACCCCCTTTCATTTATGTAAATGGTCCTGTTCTTTCAGAACTAACTAATACTTGTAGCCAGGAAGTTAAATGATATGAATCATTTAGTCCTGTCTTTGAAAATCTTCCTCTTCCTACTTTAGAATCCCAGACCCTTTCATTACTGTTATTATCGACCAAATTATCAAATCTTTGATTTGCCATTAGCTTAGATACAATTCTTTCAAAGATTATATCACGTTCTACTAATAAATCGTCTAAATCAGGTCCAAAGTTTAGAAGAAATATATGTACTGCGTAATTTCTTACTACTTGTTGTATAGCTATAGACGTAGGATTAGTATCAGAACAAGTAACTACTATCCTTGGATAGTCAGTAAATGCATTCCAATCAAGCATCAATTTCGATACTTCTACTACTTTATAAGTTTCTACATCATTAATAGTAGCATCTTTTAAATATTCTACTACTTTGTTTTCTATTAGATTTGCTAACATTTATATCCCCTTAAATAGCAGTAGTAAATACATCGGTTACGCCTGTTTTTGCACCTATAATAGAGTTTATCTCGTTTTCAAAAATCTCTGACACAGTATATTTTTCTCCTTCAGTTAAATTATCAACATCTATAGGTACAAAAGGTCTAGGAGGAATATACGCACCGCCAAAACCAAAGCTGCCACCAGACATATGTACATAATATTTCCAAGCAGTTATACTATCAGAAATATTTTGATTGCTCAACTCTACTCTGTATTCATCTTGAAAAGTATCCATTTGATAATCTAGAACTTCTCCAGACATTACTGACATATAAAGAGATTGACTAGCCTGAAGAATAGGTTCTTCATCAAACTCATTTGCTATTCTCCACCATATAGCTGTTCTACTTAGTCCAGGCCAATCTCCATAAGCACCAGATTCTTCGTCAAACATTCTACCAGAAACTTCGTGTGTAAGCACTTTTCCAATTTTTCTTAGCGCAATATAAATATCATCTAGAGCATCAAATCTGTCAATTCTATACTTAGATATTCTTTCTTCTAGGTCTTCTAAATTTTCTTTACTGGCCTTTATTTCTATTTCTGCTTCTAAAGCTCTAGCAGCTTCTTTTCTAGAAATGAATCTACCAGTAGCACCGCTTCTAATGTCATATTGTGATGGACCTGTGAATGGAGTCCTTGCCATATTCTAAGTCCAGTCTCCTTTAGGGTCATCACTTCTAGGCACTAAATACCCAGTAAATTTACTACGTTTAATAAGAGTACCAACTAAAATATCTCCTGTACCTGTAGAGTCTATCATAGTTTTTCCTACTATCTCTAGTTCTTTTTTAAGGTAGTTTATCATTTCTAATGCTCGGTAAAAAAGCTGAGAGGATTTTTGGCCTGTCGCTCCACCACCGCTAACATTAATATCAAACTTAGTAAGGTACTCACCTGCTTTTAACCACCAATATTCTATAGCAGAATAAATAACTACAGGATATTGATACTGGTCAGGAACAGACTCAAAATCTGCCCAAGGGGTAGCATATTCTCTTGACACTATATAAGCTCTAGCGTCTAGAAAAGCAGTAATTCTATCAGAATCCCAATCTGGTGTAGCCATATTAGACTGACCAGTTTTATCTAAGAATATGCTATTATAATCTACCATTTAGTATCCTTTACCACATATCTTTAATAGATGGGCTTTGCTTGTTTTTAAGCAAAAAGTTTTTCACTTCTATTGGTACTGTTTGTTTTTTTCCTTTAGAAAGGTAGTACCATGTTCCTCCATAAGTAAATCGTCTATCTCTTATGGGCATAACTTCTACATGAGTTTCTTTAGGAGCAACAATTTCTGGCTCTGTTGAAAAGAGTTGTTCGATTTCTTCCTCATCTATATCTGAAGTGGTTTCTTCTAACTCTTCAATATCCTGAAGAACCTCGTCTTTCTCAATGATTACTTTTTTTGCTTTCGCCATTTTATCTCCTTTTAGGTTTAGAGAGGCAGTTACTAAAACGTAGTTTAGCACTTACCTCTCTAATTGTCAATTCCAATCTCTTTAGATTAGGCTGTTTTAATCGCTACGATATTATCTTCGTTAAGAACACCATATCCAAGGATTGAATACCAAGCTAGGTCGCGCTCTCTACCGAAGTCAACAACACCATTATCACGCATTTCAACTGGCAATGCTACGGCTTTACCGAAAGCATTATCACCAATCATAATAGCGGAATAAACATCGACCGGAGTAGCAGCATCATTAGCATCAATACTTACCTGTGTAGTTTCAATGAAAATAACATCATCAATACGACCAATCTCGCCATTATACATACGCTGTGGGTCTAGTTTACCTACGGTAATCCAGTCGGCATCATCACGAAGTCTACGACTTTGATGAGGATGTACGAAGCAAGCATAGTGGTCATTATTGATTTTCTGTGTGTTGTTGGTTGCAAGAACCTCAACAGCATCCTTAATCTCTTCAAGAGTTAGATAGTCTGAGCTACTAATAGCATCTACAGAAGCAGCGTCATTAGCAAGAACAGTACTACCAGCACCGTCTTCTAGTGTGTATCTAGCTAAACCATCAATAACTTTAGCATAATCTTGTCCTAGAAGTTTAGCAGTATCAGACATAATATCAGTGAAAGCGGTAGCCAAAAGCATATTAGATACAGCAACAGCGTTACCATATTCGTATACTTCGATTGATACTTGGGAACCAGCCAATGCCTGAGTAGACATTGCAGTACCTTCTGTAAGAATACCACCAGCACTTAGATTATCATACTTGAAGAAAGTAATTTGCTTACCAGGAGTAGCGGAAAGGTCAGTTTTAACTTTAGCGAACTGGTCAAATCTTAATACAGGCTGAGCCTGGAACATGATATCTTTGCTATAGATAGTAAGAACTACCTCAGAAAGAAGAACATTATTCCCATTCCCATCCAGAGCAGTAGTAAGAAAGTCTGTCATTCTAGTTTTTCACCCCCTTTCCTGTGTTTAATGTATTTATCGGTTTTTTAGGGCTTCTTCTAAAAGTTTGTTTCGATTTGCTTCCCAAACTTTAGGGTCATCAATTCTTTTAATATCGGCAACATTCACACCGGCATTTAATCTGTCATTAGTAGGTGATACTCCTGAACCCACTCCAGTTTTAGCTTTTTTGAATGTAGCTTCTAGTTTTTCTCTTTCACGGTCAACTATAGATTGATACTCCCTATGTGCTTTTTCGGCACTTTCTTGTAATTCCTCAATAGTGTTTCCACTAACCAACGAAGGAATTATTTCATCACCATACTGAGAAAGAATATCTTTCTTAGCTAATTCTACTTGAAGGGCATTAATTTTGTTATTGGCTTCTTCCATAATAGACTCTAACTGTGACTGTAAATGCATATTAGACTCTTCAAGTTTACTTAGCTTCAAAGCTGCTTGTTCTTCAACAGTTAACTTTGAAGTCTCATACTCTTGTAGTTTAGCCTCTAATTCTTTTTTCTGTTCTTCTATTTTTTTAGCTTCTTCTTTATACTTTTCTAGAGTATTGTAGACTTTATCTTTCTCTTCCTTACGGATTTGCCCCATTAATTCTTTCTTTAGAGCTTCAATATCAATACTATTGATGTTAGGAACATCCGATTTGGTTCCCTTTTTTGTTTTTGGTGTTTCACCTTCCTGTGAAACTGGTGTTTCTAATTCCTCTTCTGTGTTCTCATTTTCATTCTGTGGCTCAAGTTCCGCTGCGTTTTCTTCAGACATTTTTTATTCTCCTTTCAAAAATTTTATTCTAAATCATCATTCGGGTCATCTGTTTCAGATGTTGGGCTTTCCCAATCTCTCTGAACAACTTTTTTAGCCCATGCATCATCTTTAGCGGAGTCATCAAAAGTGTTAGGTCTTAGTTCGTTAACACTTCTATCGAATGTTCCGCGATAAGAGTTATTCTGAGCAGGCTTCTCTGGTTTAAAACTGCCTCTAGCCATTTAACCCCCTTTACAGTAATTTTGT